CTGTTTTCTTCGCCGATTTTTCCGGCTTGGCATAGTGCGCCATAAACGCTTTCACCACCGGCAGCTTGACCTTGACCTCGCGACTAATCACTTCGGCATTCGCGCCAGCTTTTGCCCGGCGCTTGATATACGCCTGGTCAATTTTATTCGCGCCGCTTTTCTTAAAATCATCACTCATTGCAATCATCTCCAGACAGGAAAAAGCCCCGGCGAACCAGGGCATAGACTTTAAACTACGTTAGCCAAGTGAACCTTTACCAGCTCCTCATCTTCTACACGAATGCAGCCGAAGGTAGAGTGGCAATAAATTCTCCAGGCGAAGCTGATGCTAGGATCTTCTGCAATACGCGCAGTGATATCCCGGTTCATCTGAAAACCCAGCGCCTTTTTGGTCATCGCAAAACACTCGATCTCGCCCGGCGTCACCTCACCCAAACGAGTCGATACGACCCAGGTGTAACCCATCCACGACTCGATATAGCCCTTACTGGTCAGCGGCCGCACAGCGTTATAGTCGCCACTGGTCGCCTCGGTCAGTTGTAAGAGCTTGCGCGCCTGGACAGGAGAGATCACAAAGACCTTTTCCTCATCCGGGTCCACATCGTTTTCCATGAATTTTTCGGTCACTTCGGTAACAATGTCATAGGACATCGGCGTCAAACCATCACCGACAATCTGGTCACTTTCAAAAGGGACAGCAGTGCCGTCACCATCGCGGCTGTCGCCAGTAGCGGCGGCGATAATTGAATCATCATGTGCGCGGCGCAGTGCTTTACCGTGTGCCATTGCATAGTTGCTATTCGGGTCAACGAGCATTTGCACGATGTCCTCTTGCTCGGTCACATCGCCAACATGGAAAGTAAATGGAACAGACTGGCGGCGACTCCAGGGAGTATCGTTGTCCGGGGTCTCGACCTTGCGCCCCGTTTTCTCGATAGCGGTTGCCTGTGCGATACGCTCCCAGTTGTGGGCTTCGGATTGCACATTGCGCTCGGCAACCCAAGGGCGCAGGCGGGTAATGCCCTGCTGTGACAGGTGGCGAACAGTTGATTCGTAGGTTTGGATATACACATCTTCGATAGATAAGCCCATGATGGGAATCCTCTAAGTTAGAAAGAATAAATTTCTTTCGCTTAGAGCAACCCGAATCACGGACCCTTTGAGCTTGGCAGTTTTTGAGCGTCATACCCTGGACGCTTTGAGGTTCACTAGGGACGGTTTCCCGCGATCCAACCTCGTTACATTAACCCAATACTAGCCCTTGTTTTTATAGTGTCAAGTAATTCTATAACCTGGTTTGGCCGCTTGCGGAGGATGCGCCGCAAGTTGCAATGTCATCATTTTCTCTTTGAGCAATGCCTGGCGCGGACTCCTGGCATTGAAATAGTCCGGGTCTGCCAAGACTTCACCGATCTGCGCCTTCGCCTCCACCGGCGTCATTACACCCTGGCCAGCACCTCGATCGTCGCCAGCATTGCCGCCCTCGCCACCGATTGCACTCGCCATATTATCCAGCCAGCGCATTGTCTCAGCCGGTAATGTCCCGGCCTGCAGCGAGGCGATCAATTCCTTCGGCGCTCCAGCGTTGCCATTGAGCATTTGAGCGATCGCGTTCTTCTTGGTATCGAAGGCAGCGCCCCACTCACCCCCTAATATTTGCATTTCCTCCTTCTGCGCCAGGGTCGTTTTGCCTTGCGCCTCCTGAAACTCTGTACCCATGCTATTGAGAAAGCCGGTGAACTGCTTTTGACTCAACCCGGCCTGGTGCGCTCGCAATTTCAAGCTGGCCAGGTCGTGATCATCCCAATCCATACCCTCCATATCGGGCACCTTGTAAGCTTCTGCCGCGTCCGGGCGTCCCAACTTGGCATAGAGCGCCGCCATCACCTCATCATCATCGACATTCGGGGTCGGCATCATTCCCGGCAGCCGCTCGATCGCCTTCGCCTGGAATGCCGCAATCACCTCGGCGGTCGCGTCCGGGCCAGGCACTCGAATACTGTTGCCCATATGACCGGCCGCATCCTTTAGATCCACCATAACCCGTTCGATATTCTCGGCGTTCTTGAAGAAAGGCGCATCTCTCAACTGCTCCGGGAGCGAATCCCTCCAGCTACCACCTTCACCACCACTATTATCGTTTTCATTACCCATCGCTCGGTTTATTCCTTTTCAGCACTTCGTTGATTTCAAGAATTACGGCGTGTTGCCCCAGGTTAAACGCTTCGGCCCTGGCGTCAGCGTTGAATTGAGGCATCAAATTCTCCCCCATTTGATCCAGGAACTCTTTGCCGTCCGGGGTACGAAACAATCGAACGATTAACCGCTCAAACTGCTCTGCATTCATCTCATCACTCATACTTCCTCTCCCGCTGCTATAGCTTGCTCTCCCTCACCTAAAGCCTTGTTTGCATTGCCCTCCTGCTCGGCCAGCGCCGCTTCGTTTGCCCTGGCCTGGTTGTCTGCCCTGGCAGCTCGCTCGCGCTTAATCGTCGCCTTGTCGCGAATCATTGCTGGCGGGATCGATAACGAATCGCCCACTTCCTGTATCACTGCATCAAAATCAACGACATCCAAAACATCAGGATTAAGCTGCGCAATCGCTCCTGCAGTAGAAACAAACCGCTCGATCGATGCCACCTGGTCAATGCGCTGCGCCCTGGCCAGGGGCCCCAAATACAGGATGTCGATTTCACCCCCAGATAACACCACGGACTCAGGCGGTTCACCCAGTTGATTCTCGCGCACCAGCATATTAAACGCGCGCTGGATTGTGGGGTTTAAGAGATCATTCTGGAGACGGCCCAGGGTCGGACCTAGCAACTTCTGCATCTGCTCATAGCGGATCTGTGCTTCGGTTGCCGTCATTGGCTGCGCTTGAGGTGTCGGGAAATTCAACTGGTCGACAAAGAAATAGTTTCGGATGCGCTCGCGGTAATCATTCAGTTGCATTGTCGCAACATCAAAGCGGCCCTCGCTACCCATCGTTTTAATGCCGTTGACATCGCGGACAATATTGAGCGTTGCACTATTGAGATCCAGGTCGCCCATGATAGATCGCTGGTTGACCATAATAGGCGGATCAATGGCCTTCTCTGCAGCCTTGAGAATCATCTCGACCATGCGGTTCAACGTCAGGATGTCCGCCATCGCGATCGATGCCGGGGAATTGCCCCACTTAGACGATGAAGTCTTGCGCCACCGAGGAACAAAGACCGGCATCTCGTAATATCCGCCCTCATCGCCCAACATCTCGCCGGTAGTCTTTAGGACGTATTTATACCCGTATGGCCGAAGCTTAGGCACGACCTTATCCTTTGGAGCTTTAACGCCTTCGCGCTTGTAGATGCCCATAATGACATCAAGTTTCTGGTCGCTACCGGCTTCATCCATATCCAGGATATTCTGCGGGATGCCGGTGCGCCCGAATTTACTAATGATCTGTCCAGGGGTCCACTCCAGGGCTCGATAAAATCGCATTACCTGGCCCTTGTGATCTTGCTCAAAGTAACCCTCTTTCAGCGGGATCGATATGAAGTTAAGACCAGACCAATCTGCGCCCGGCGAATCATCGACAGCCTCCAGTATTAGGAATGACGTACCGAAACCACAAAGATCCTGGTAAGTCTCATTTACTTCGAGGTTAAAGTTTGAATCTTGCAGCTCGAAATAAACGCGCTGCATTGCATTCTCAAGCCATGCCATTGCCTCGCGATCTTTACGGATCTCCTTGTTTCGATACTGCAGGTCGAACCACCGGGTCGATGGAGAACTAAGTGAGCCGTGAATACTGGCTGCTAGTGTTTGGTGCGATTGGATAGCTGTCGAATCGAATACTTCCTGGCGTTGCCACTCGACCGAATGCTCGCTCTTTTCCTCTTTGAAGAATCGCCCCCGGTATGGCGTGACATAACGCTCGATTGCGTTCCACAATTCCTCGACTGTTTTACGCTCCGATACTTGTTGGCCGTGGCGCTTTACGATCTCTTTACTATCCATAATCAAACGTCCAGTGTTTGCATAAGGCTTGCACGATTATCACCCAGCCGATTATTTAGTCAACCTTGACCATTTCAAGGCTCTGGATATCCATATCGTGAACATTCAGGAAGATGTCCAGCGGATTGTCAGCAGCCACCCCACGCTTTACACCCAGGCAGCACTCGACCCACTGCTCGAATTGGTCTTGGGTCGCCATCTTGCCACATGGCGGCATCATCACCCGGAAACTGACATCCATCGCCATCGGATCTCTACTAGACATATAACTTCCCTTTACTTTTGGTAAGCACTCATAGATATTAGCTGTCCCTGGGCGTACCGCCATGAATATGTCAGGGAGCCAAACGCCAGCCGGTTGATCTCTCTACCGCCTGGCGTTTTTTTATTCCGCCCTTTCAACCACCTCCCCGATCTCTGTCATAATTTCTTCGCTGATTAACTCGGTGATATTGACCTCACCGACGAACACCTCATCAGTGACAGTCTCCTCCGGGCAGCCAGGCTCCTCCAGTGTCTCAGGCTCGAAAGGCTGGAAGCTCCCCTTTACCGTCAGCGACACACCACGAAATTCAATATCCTTTTCAAATGACATAGCTACACCCAGGTTTCTATCAGGTCAATCTCGCTGTCTACACTGCGAGGGAAGCGAAACGCACAGAACTGACTCAGGATCTCGCGCATCTTCTCCAGGCTTGCCGCCGCGATAAAGCTGTCGGTCGGTTTAACCATGCCATCGATGGGCTTGTTCATCCTGGCGACCACCCACCCCCCCTGATAGCGCGGGTGATTGCTTCGGATCTCCCAAGACACAAGGCCGTCACCAGTGCCAACGCCATCGACTATCGCGTGAGAGTGACCCTCATGCACATGGTAGCCACACAGAGAACAGAATTTGTGCTTAATATCGTCGGGCGATAAACTCTTTC